TGTTGGTTTATTACCAACTACATCACCTGCAGGAAATGCAAGTGCTGGATATACTATGGTATTAGCAGACCAAAGAGCGGGTACGTTGACAGTAACTAGAGGAGCAAGTGGAACAGGTAATACATTGTTCTTAGGAGATGAGATAACAACAACAGCACAGGTTGTAAACGGATTAGAATTCAGATTTACTCCAAACCCAAATTTAACGTTAGATGTATCTACAACCATTACCGTATATGGTAATGAAACTGGAGGTTCTCAAACTATACCTGTGATTGTAACATATAAAGCATAATAAAAAGACATAACAAATGGCACTAATTAATGACCCAAATATAACCTCCCAAATAGCAGCATTAGCTAATACTGGAACGGTAGATTCAAATCAACTTGTAACACTTTTAAATTCGGTATTGCCTGCGGGACAACAAATATCAACTGTTGGAGCACAAACAACCGGTATTTATAAAAGATTTGGAGAATTTGATAAAGTAAACGCAAAAATAGAAATTGTAACAACGGGACTATGGTCCAATGATTCAGGTTCTTTAAATACGGCATTTACATCATCTATACAAGTAGCACAACAAAGTGGACAATACTATTACAATGTGTATAATTTATCACCGGCAACTACCGATGAAGAAGAAGTTCAATTCGCAATAGCGTATGGACACGTTGATGGTAGTGGTTCTGCGGCTTTATCGGTTGATGATAATTCATTATTGGCAACAAAAGCAACATACGCACAATACAAATCAATGTTGTTAGACCCAATTGATTCTAAATTCAATTTTGATAATTCAAGTAATATTGCAACCGAAGCAAATGGTTGTTATTTTATAAACTTAGCTAGAAATAGATACAGAGAAAGCATGGATGCAGGTAACTGGTCATTAAAAATTTCTGGTTCTAATGGTTTATTTACCTTTATTGATAATAGTGGTAAGAAATTTGGAGATACATATGGATTAGCGGGTAATGTGTTCAAAGTAGTTTCAGGTTCATTGAATTTAGGAACTCAAAGTGAAGCAACAATTAAACATTCGGCAGATGTAGCTACTGACTTAAAAGTAGGATATACTGCAACGGGTGAAGGATTTGGAGAATTTTATCCTGAAAGAGGTATCATAGTTCTTAACGCTAAAGCTGTTGGTAATGTGGTTGGTAACGTTGGTGAAGTTGGATTCGCAAATACCGGCAGTTTGCAAGGTGGTATAGCAACAACACATGAAGCGTATAATCAAAAATTATTATTTTACGCAATTAAAAAAGGTGGTGATTTTGAAGCACGTAGAACTGAAAACATTTCTACTCAACACTTCTTTGTAAGAGCAACTAATAGAGAATTTAATTACTCTAATAATCCTACATATGTAGATGCGGATGGGTTCTTTACCGAACCAACGTTTGAAACTGACCCTCAAACATTTATTACAACCGTAGGTTTATATAATGATTCAAATGAATTGATTGCGGTGGCAAAAACTTCTCAACCAATTGTTAAATCATTTGATAAAGAAGTTTTAATTAAAGTTAAACTTTCATTCTAATTAATAATTATTTTAGATAAAATGCAAGACCCCCTAACCAAAGGGGGTTTTTCATTTATAGAATATTTATATAAAAGAAAATAATAGATGTTAAAGCAAATTCCAAAATCCGATATTATTGTAAGACCTCTCAAAGTTTATAAAGAATGGAGATTGGATGAAAACGATATTTCACCTATTTTTGCTAAAAGTGGGAGCATTGGAGACTATGATGCAGAAATTGAAGAAAAATCATATGGGTATTCTAAAATAAGTTTATTTCGTTCTATAAAAGCCCAATTCTATTTAAATCCAGAAACATCATCTATGTTAACTGAGGTTGGTAAGAGAAGGTCATACACATCGAAAAACGAAAGAGTTTTACAGGAACAAATAGCAGTTTTTTCAATCCCACAATCTTATTATGGAGAAGGTATAAAAGTTGGTAGCGTTAGATTAGAAGATGAGCAGGCTGGAAAAATATATACCGATGATGGGTATTCCAATCTTATAGATTCTGGAAGTAACGTTGCTGGTAATATTTTTTATGATAGAGGGTTGGTTATACTAACTAGAGATGTTGTTAGTGGTTCTATATTATCACAGCACACATTAGATTTTCGTTCTACAAAAACAATATACGAAAATGAAATATTCATACCGGTATTAGAAGGGGAATTCAATTTTTCACAAAACCCATCCGCAGTATATGAAGATGGTGCTAAAAGAGTTCAAGTAACTACAAGTAGAGTTGAGTCACTACGAAAAAAAAATAATGATAATGTTACTACCACTTATTATGATTCTGGAGTTAAAAATGTAAGAAATTCAAAATATGCATATGTTTCTAAGTTAGACCCTAACAAATATGGTAGTTTTGATGATTATGAATATAGTGGCTCATTAGACCCAACCGGTTCTTATTTAGCTCCGTATATTACAACAATTGGGTTGTACGATGATTCACTAACATTGATAGCAGTTGCGAAATTACCACAACCAATAAAATCAGAACCAAATTATCCTGTGAATTTTATTATTCGTTTTGATACATAATGTTATATTTATACTAAATAAACACATATAAAAATGGCAAGTATTGTTGATATATACACAAAATCAACTCCTAAAACAGGAGTAGCTAATATTAAGGGTGGAGATAAAACTCCAATAAACGTCGATGGTGGAAAGAATTTAGCAGCAGATGAAACTAAGCTTAGTAAAGCTAGAGGTGGAAAAGTAAATACTACAAAAAAGTATTCAGAACTTTTCAAAAAATAATTAATGAGTTGGAAATTTAATGGAAATATTGTTACGGAGGAAAACACACCGGAAGGTGCGGTTGGGTTTGTCTATAAAATGATACACACGCCAACTGGCAGATTTTATATAGGGAAGAAATCCCTAAATCAGGTTCGAAGATTGAAACCCTTAAAGGGAAAGACTAGAAAGAGAGTTGTTAGAAGTGCTTCCGATTGGGAGAAATACTATTCATCAAACGAATGGATTAAATCCGAAGTAAAAGAAGGTAGAGCTGGTGATTTTGAAAGAGAAATTATCCAGTTTTGCTTTTCAAAGAAATCCTTATCATATTACGAAATTAAATGGCAGTTTCATTACGATGTACTAACCAATGAATTATCTATAAATGAAAATATTTGCGGTAAATATTATAGACGTGATTTAATATAATGGGAAAATTCTTTTTGTTATATTTATATGTATGGATAGATTACAATTAAATGAATTAAGTGATAATTTGTGTGGTATATATAAAATAGTATCACCATCTGGTAAATTGTATATTGGACAAAGTAGAAATATAAAAAATAGATATAGAGCACATCTATATTCAAATAATAATACCAAATTACATCGTTCTTTTAAAAAATATGGTTTAGACTCCCATATATTTCAAATATTAAATATTTGCAATATAAACCAATTATCTGATTTAGAAGAATTGTATATTAAAACATTTGATACAATTAATAGTGGATTAAATACAATAGATAAAAATTATACATTAATCAATACATCAAATTGTAAAAATAATTATAAATGGACAGATGATAGAAAAAAATTACATAGTGATTTTATAAAAAATTGGTGGATTGATAATAGAGATGTAGCTTTAAAAAAAAGAAATTCTGAATGGAAATCAAAAATTGGAAATAAAAATAAAAATAAAGTAGTTGCTAAAGATGGTAATGGTAATTTTATACAAGTAACTAAAGAGGAATTTGAAAAAAGAAATGATTTAGTTGGTACAACATCAAATTTACAGCAACCAAAATTAAAAAAGAGAATAAAATGTATTACAGATGATATTATTTTTAATTCATTAAAAGAAGCATCCAAATATTACAATTTAACATCTGCCAACATATCTACATCTGTTTATACCAATAAACCAATAGGTATGATAAAACATAAGAGAGAATTATATTTTCAATATATTTAAATTAATAAACCAATAGTTATGACAATACCTGAAATCGCAAAAAAGTACGGAATCTCCGAAGCTTATTTAAACGCAAAAGATGATGCACTTCAAATAGCAGCGGCATCATTAGTAGACCTTAAAAATATGGTACTTCAAAACCAACCAAGAGAGAATGTAGCTAATAAATTACAATTTTTGGCAGATTTCTTATATGATTGCAAGAATTCAAATCATTAATTAGGTAATATCAGATAATTTTCGTATATTTGAGG